CCGCTATTGCTGAAGCCTGGGAAGCTCGTCTTTCTGAAGCCAAGGAACAAGTACGTGCTGAACTACGTGAGGAATTCGCACAACGTTATACACATGACAAGTCAGTTATGGTTGAAGCTCTTGACAAAATGGTTACAGAAAGCCTAACTGCTGAACTACAAGAGTTCGCAGAAGAGAAACAAAAACTAGCCGAAGATCGTGTGAAATTTAAAACTCACATGGTTGAAAGTGCGGGCAAGTTCAATGACTTCATGGTTGCAAAACTAAGCGAAGAAATTAAAGAACTACGCCAAGATCGTAAAACTTATGAGTCAGCTATTGCTAAACTAGAACATTTTACTATCCGCGCATTGGCAGAAGAGATCAAAGAATTTGAAGCAGACAAGCGTGCCGTAGTGGAAACTAAGGTTCGTCTAGTTCGCGAAGGTAAAGCTAAACTAGCTGAACTACAACAAAAATTCGTTGCTCAATCTGCAGAAGCAGTTAAAGAGGCTGTAACCAGTTCGTTAGAGTCAGAATTGACTCAACTCAAAGAAGACATTGCTGTGGCACGTGAAAACATGTTCGGTCGTCGTCTATTTGAAGCATTTGCTACAGAATTCGCTGGCACTCACTTGAATGAGAACAAGCAAATTCGCAAGTTACAAAGCACAGTAAATGTGTTGACTAACCGATTACAAGAAGCAGTTTCTGCAATCGAAAGCAAACAGGCTATAGTTGAATCAAAAGAACGTGAAGTTCGTATTATCAAGGAATCAGCAGAGCGCAAGGAAATGCTTGCTACCATGTTGAAACCTTTAAACAACGAGAAGGCTGCGATCATGCAAGACCTACTCGAGAGTGTGCAAACTGATAAACTTCAGAACGCATACGAAAAGTATCTACCAGCAGTTCTAAACAACAGTTCGGTTAAAACTCCGGCTCCACAAGCTAAAGTATTAACAGAATCACGTTCAGAAGTGACCGGAGATAAAACAACTGCTAAAGCTGCCGTAAAAGTTGAAAGCACAGAGTCGCAAGACAACGTGTTTGAGATTAGACGTTTAGCAGGGCTTAATTAAACCCTAAAAGGAAAAGGAAAGAAAATGTCACAAGTATTATTAGAAAGCCGTTGGGGCGAAACCAAAGAAGCCCTGTTAGAAGGCTTAAATGGTTCTAAGAGAACAAGCATGGCAGTTATTCTAGAGAATACTCGCAAAATGCTTGCAGAAAATGCAACAGCTGGTGCAACACAAGCTGGTAACGTAGCAACACTTAACCGTGTTATTCTACCAGTTATCCGTCGTGTAATGCCTACAGTTATTGCTAACGAGATCATTGGTGTTCAACCAATGACAGGTCCAGTTGCTCAGATTCATACACTACGTGTACGTTATGCTGACAACATGACAGATAGCTCTGCTTACGCAACATCAGCTAACGCTGGTGATGAAGCACTATCACCATTCAAGATTGCAGTTGCTTACTCTGGTTCTAATACAACTGGTCAAGCTACAAGTACTGCTGCTCTTGAAGGTATTGCTGGTAACAGAATCAACGTTCAAATCTTGAAACAAGTTGTTGAAGCTAAAACACGTAAATTGTCTGCTCGTTGGACATTTGAAGCTGCGCAAGATGCACAATCTATGCACGGTTTAGACGTAGAAGCTGAAATCATGGCAGCATTGGCTCAAGAGATCACAGTTGAAATCGACCAAGAGATTCTAGGTTCACTACGTGCTCTAGCCGCTACTGATTACACATTTGATCAGTCTGCAGTTAGTGGTACTGCTACATTCGTTGGTGACGAGCACGCTGCTCTAGCGGTTCTAATCAACAGAACAGCAAACTTGATTGCACAACGTACACGTCGTGGCGCTGGTAATTGGGCAGTTGTAAGTCCTGCTTCATTGACAGTACTACAATCAGCTACAACATCAGCATTTGCACGTACTACAGAAGGTACATTCGAAGCTCCTACAAACACCAAGTTTGTTGGTACATTGAACGGCGCAATGAAGATTTATGTTGACGGTTATGCAAACGACGGCCAAGCAGTATTGGTTGGATACAAAGGTTCTAGCGAGGCTGATGCAGCTGCGTTCTATTGCCCATATATTCCATTAATGAGTTCTGGTGTTGTTCTGGATCCATCAACATTCGAACCAGTAGTTAGCTTTATGACACGTTATGGTTATGTAGAATTGACAAACACTTCTTCATCACTAGGTAACGCTGGCGACTATGTAGGGGAGATAGCCGTTGCAAATCTTACATTCCAGTAAGATTTTTGTAACACTTCTCTTAGAGAAGTACTAAAAACAAAGGGCTCTTCGGAGCCCTTTTTTCATGGCAACAATATTTAAGTGGGAGAAATCGCACTCTGTCATAAATAAACATATGAACCCTTATACATATTTGATTAAACACAAACCGAGCGGTAAAGTCTATTATGGTGTACGTACCGCAAATAAATTAACTCCACAAGAAGATCTGTGGAATAGATATTTTACAAGTAGCCCTAAAATACAATTATTAATAGAAGAAACTGGTGTAGACAGTTTTGAATTTGAAGTGCGTAAAATATTTGAAACTAAAGAACAAGCAGTACAATGGGAAACACGAGTATTGCGTAGATGCAACGTGTTGCATAATGACAAATGGATTAATCAAAATGTTGCAGGATATATTATACCTACAGAAGAATCTAATAAGAAGATTAGTGAGTTTCACAGAGGCAAATCTAAGACAGAAGAACATAAAAGAAAATTAAGTTTATCTCAAAAAGGAAAATCAAAAATTAATTCTAAAAATCACACTCCTGAGTATAAGGAATTAATGTCTAAACTTAAATCTGGTGCTAATAATCCAATGTACGGAAAAGGATGTACTGAAGAACGTGCTCGTAAAATAAGTCAGGCAAATAAAGGACGTACACCAGTGAATAAAGGCAAGCCGATGAGCGAAGAACAAAAAGCAAAAATAAGGGCCACTATAGCGGCTAAAAATAAATCTCACTGATACCCAGAGTCATAAATATCTATGTGACAACAGTCACAAGCTCGTGTTTAACACACATACACACAAAGGAGAAAAACTATGAGCAAAACACCTTACGAGATTCGTCTCGAACTTCTCAAAATGGCTAACGAAATTCTTGTGACGCCAGTATTCCAAAAACGACAATCATTGACTGATGAGTATCACTCTAAGTTAACTGATGCTAATCGCGGTACGCTACCTTTCCCAACATTGCCTGACTTTCCATCTAGTACAGACATTGTGACCAAGGCCGAAGAACTCAAAAAGTTTATAGACCAAGCGTAAAACTAAGCCCCGCAAGGGGCTTTTTGCATTGCAGTGGTAAATACTAAGTTCATAAGAATTCTCGGAGCACCAACTTCGGGTAGCCTAGAACGCTATTTTTAAGGAGAAAATAAAATGGCAAAATTAAAAATTACAAACACAAGCACAGACGGTATCATACATGACCGTTATACCGGACCCGAATTCATCAATGGTGCCTACGTTGGTGGTACTGGCGGTAACACAACACAAGCAGGACGCCAAATCAGCCCCACAGTCAAAATTGGTTCAGGCACAGCTGTTGCAGGATCAATTACTGCACAAAAAGGCGCACACAAATATCACGTGACTGATAACTCAGGCAATTACGCTACTGCTACGCTGGTAAATCTAGCAACACCCACAGTGGCCAACACCATGAGTATAGCACTTACCCTAAACGTAATCACATCTGCAAACGTTATTGCTGCCAACGTGGTTGGAAACGCTACCAGCACTTATGTTACATACGCAACTGCCAACGTGGTTGGTCCAGCCACAATTGGTGTTAACAGTGTACTACTAGGACTAGGCGGAAATACTGCTGGTTTAGTTACTGCGGTTAACGCAACAGTTGCTGGATTGGCAAACGTCACAATCGCAACAACAGGAAACGTAGCAGCTCAAACAGTGGCTTTTGCCAACAATACTGCATACGCTAGCCGTATTACAAACCGCTACGTATACGATTTTGGTAACGACGGCAACTTGAGCACAAACATTTCTGGCGGATACAATCCCAACAAATGGCGTTATCACTTGGCTACGCCAGATTCTACTTATATAATGGTTGCATACGCTTAAAAACAATCAGCTATAAGTGAGTATAGCACTCTTTTAAAACGGCCCCCGGGCCGTTTTATTTTGACAAATCAATATATTGTATGCAGCTAAATATACAATAAACAAGGTTTTCGCGATGAGTACTACACAAAGAGTTTCTGGCAATTTAACGATTCAAACGTTGAATGCCACTGATCAAATCACGTTCATAAGTTCAAATCAAATCAACGTAGATTGCCCAACGGTGTTGGTTAACGGCAACTTGTTTGTGACTGGTAACAGTCAAACAATCAGCAGTGTAGACAGTGCTATTACCAATAATAAAATCATACTCAATTCGGGCACAACAGTTCCCAATCCTTTTGGAGCAAACATCATTGTGGCTCGCGGCACAAGTGCCAACGCCAGTATTGGTTGGAACGAGAGTCTTCAGGCCTGGCAAATCTTTAACGGCGCCACAGTCAGCAACATCGTTACCAGTAGCGGAGCTGGTATTACCAGTGTGAGCGCAGACACAACGCCTGCCCTAGGCGGAAATTTGAATTTGTCCGGGCATACCATTTACGTG